GGCTGTGGCAAGTCCACGGTCTTCAAGCTCATCGCCCTGCATGTCATCGAGGAGGAAGACCTCCCCGTTGGCCTGATCTTCTTGGAGGAGCCACCGGCTCACACCCTGAAGACCATGGCAGGCATGAAGGTCGGCAAGCGGTTCCACGTCCCCGGCGTCGAGTACGACGAGTCGGAGATCAGGGAGGCCCTTGAGGAATTCAAGAACCGAGTCTTCCTGTACGACCACTTCGGATCGTCTGGCTGGGAGAACATCAAGGACAAGATCAGGTACATGGTTCGCGCTCTTGGAGTGCGGGACATCTTCCTCGATCACCTGACCGCTCTCGCCGCCAGCATCGACACCGACGAACGTAAGGCCATCGACAAGATCATGGCCGAACTCGCAGCTCTGACGCAGGAGTTGGACTGCACCATCTACTACGTCTCCCATCTCTCCACCCCTGAAGGCAAGCCCCACGAAGAGGGCGGCAGGGTCATGGAGAAACACTTCCGAGGTTCCCGCTCCATTGCCTACTGGAGTCACTTCCTGTTTGGCATCGAGCGTAACAAGCAGGACACCGAGGGAGTCATCACCTTCCGCGTACTCAAGGATCGCTACACGGGCGATGCCGCTGGCGTCACCTTCGGGCTTTGCTACGAGCGTGAGACCGGACGCCTGAACGAGTGCGCCCTGCCCGAGGAGGGCGGCAAGGAGGAGGAAGTCCCATGGGACGACGCTGAATTCTGAGGAGAACCATGTACGAAGACGAAGACCGGACAGACATCTTGCTGCGCCTCATCGGGCGCGTACTCACCCTTACCGAGAGGAATGCGCTGTTGGAGGAGAACAACAAGCGACTTCAGGAGCGGCTCTCCAAGGCCGAGGGCCTGCTGGATTTGGAGAAGCAGCACACCGCTTTGCTCCAGCGCAACCTCGACAACCTGAACAAGGTGACTGAATGAGGAACAACAACCGATTCACCCGTATCGTCAATGACGCTGCCTTCGTGCTGATGGTGGTGTCCGCTCTTGTCGGTGTGGGCGTCATTCTTGGAACGCTCTGGGAGGCATTCGCATGAAGCAGGCCCCCGACTACCTCAGGGAAGCCCTCGCTGTCTTAGAGCAGCGCGGCCATGAGCGAGACAAGCCTTCAGGCGAACGCTCGATGGAGCAGTGCGTGGACATCTTCAACGCGATGGCAGGCACCGACCTCAGCGAGGCCGAGGGCTGGCTCTTCATGCTGGCCTTGAAGATCAGCCGCTCTCAGGGTGGCGGCTTCAAGCTGGACGACTACATCGACCTCATTGGATACGCCAGCCTCCTGACCGAGGCGGCAGTCAAGGAAGACGCACAAAGCGAAACGCAGAAGTTCGCCCCTTACCTCACTGCACTCAACCGGAATTGGCAAGGAGATATTCCTGAATGATTAACCCATCCCGCCTGTCTTGGCAGGCCCCTACTGAGAACGAAGACGGCACCCCGATTGACTACGAGCTGGTCTATCACCTCGGTGTTGAAGACCCGCTCGACGGCTCCTTCGAGGTGGTCGCGGAGTTCCCCGGAGACCTGAACCCGGACGGAACCTACCAGACCGACCTGTCACAGTTCTCTTTTGGTGACGGTCAGCACACGATTGCGCTCCGCGCTGTTCGTGCAGACCTCCCAACTCTCGTCTCTGCGTGGTCGAACGCGATCACGTTCGAGGTGGAGAACGACACCCCAAACCCTCCGATGAACCTCGCGCTCTCCTAAGAGACCCGAGGTTCTACATCGGGCTCGCGCTGCTGGCGATCATCGTCATCGTCGTGAGTTAAGTCACGGCAGAGTCTTCCCCTCTGCCTAGGCGAGGCCCCTAGGTTTAACCACACCCCGGGCAAGCACCTAGGGGCCTCTCCGCTTTACGAGGAGGAACGATTTGCTGGTATTCGACATCGAATCAGATGGTCTGCTGGACACCATTTCCAAAGTCCATTGCATCAACATCATCAACAAGGTCACTGGCGAGGAGCTTCGCTTCTCCGACCACTCGACCTATCTGAACACTGACGGTACTGACTCTGGCATAGCTACGCAGAGGAACGGCACCATCAACGATGCGCTCTGGATGCTGCATAACGCTGAATCAGTGGCAGGCCAGAACATCGTGGGGTACGACATCCCAGCCCTCAAGATTGTTTACCCATCATGGGCCGGGATCACTGGACGCATCTACGACACGAAGATCATGTCGCAGCTCCTGTTCCCCAACCTCAAGGACAAGGACTTCGCTGCCCTTGCCAAGCGTAAGCTCCCCGAGGACTTCAAGAAGCGAGGCCTGATCGGCACTCACAAGCTGGAGTCGTGGGGCCTGCGTCTGGGCGGCGAACTCAAGGCCGACTTCAACCCGAAGGACTACGGTCACACATGGGCCTCGATGCCCTTCACGCAGGAGATGGACAACTACTGCATGCAGGATGTCAGGACGAACGTCCACATCCTCAAGTATTTCCTGAGCCTTGGAATCTCCCTCGACGCTCTCTACCTCGAACAGCGAGTCGCTGCAATCCTGATCCGTCAGGAGACCTACGGCTGGTGCTTCGACGAAGAGAAGGCGCATAAGCTGGTAGCCGAGCTACAGGGTATGCGAGCTGAGCTGGAGGAGCAGTGCCGCGAGGCCTTCCACCCGTGGTATGCCCCGGACGGCAAGCGAGGAGGCCTGTTCACCCCGAAGCGCGACAACAAGCGCATGGGCTACCTCAAGGGCGTCGAGCTGGGCAAGATCAAGCTGGTGGAGTTCAACCCCGGCTCCCGGGATCACATCTCCAACAGGCTCATGGCGATCCACGGATGGAAGCCCACCGAGTACACCAAGGAGGGCAAGCCCAAGGTCGATGAGACGATCCTGAGTTCCCTCCCCTACCCCGAGGCCAAGCTGCTGACTCAGTACCTCACGGTGCAGAAGCGGCTGGGCCAGATCGCGGAGGGCAACAAGGCTTGGCTCAAGTACGTCAAGGACGGACGCATCCATGGGCGCATCAATCCCATGGGGACTGTCACGCGCCGCATGTCACATTACAACCCGAACATCGCTCAGGTTCCGGCCAACCGTGCCCCGTATGGTGCAGCATGCCGCAGCCTGTTCCGTGCCAGCCCCGGCAAGGTGCTGGTCGGCTGCGATGCTGACGGGCTGGAGCTGCGCTGCAAGGGCCACTTCATGGCCCGATGGGATGACGGTGCCTTCGCTGAGGCTGTCGTCTCCGGTAAGAAGGAGGACGGCTCCGATCAGCACACCATCAACCAGAAGCTGATCGGCCTGCACAGCAGGGACAGCGCGAAGACTTGGTACTACGCCTTCATCTACGGGGCGCAGGACTACAAGCTGGGCACGATCATTGTCGAGGACTTCCCCGACGAGAAGCAGCTCCGCTTCTACTCCAAGTACCCGTCAGGCCCCAAGCGAGACCGAGCATATCAACGGCTGGGCAAGCGTTCCCGAGATCGGATGATGGCAGGCCTGCCTGCGATGGCGAGGTTCATCGAGGCAGTCCAGAAGGCCGCATCCCGTGGCTGGCTGAAGAGCCTTGATGGTTCCCGCCTGCTGGTTCGCTCTCAGCATTCCGCACTGAACACGCTCCTCCAGAGTGCAGGAGCCATCGTGATGAAAAAGGCATTGGTCATCATGGACGACTTGTTCCAGACCGACCTCAAGCTGACCCCCGGGCAGGACTACGAGTTCGTCGGGAACATCCACGATGAGGTGCAGATCGAGACCACGGAGGAACACGCTGAAGACATCGGACGATCCGCTGCCGAGTCCATCCGACTCGCAGGAGAGCATTTCAACTTCCGATGCCCCCTCGCCGGTAGCTACGACATCGGCAAGACATGGGCAGAAACCCACTAGACACTCCCGCTATTACAACTCCATCACGGGCAGGGCCAACCGACTATGGCATGCCGCCCGGGCGAGAGCCCAGAAGCACGGGCTCCGCTTCACCCTGACGAAGGAATGGGTACTTGAGAGGCTGAGAGCTGGCCGCTGTGAAGTGACCGGCCTCGCCTTCGTACTCGACCAGCAGGGTCACCCCTACTCCCCCTCCCTAGACCGCAAGCATGAGGACTTCGGGTACACCCCGGAGAACACGCAAGCCGTGGTCAATGCATACAACTGCGCCAAGGGTAGCTGGGGCGACGGGCCGGTGGAGCTGATGGCCTACGAACTCTGCAAACGAAGAGGATTTCTATGAGCGAACTTAACAACATGAGAGATGAAGACGCAGTCCTGATCGAGAACGAACAAGGACAGGAGCTGGTCATCATCACACGTCGAGCGTTCGACATCTTACAGGCATGGGCCTCCTTGGGCATGGACGCTGTCCCTGACGACGACGACGAGAACGACATGGGCCTCGAAGGCCACCCGAGGTTCCACTAATGGCTCCCGCCATCAGTGCGGCCATCGGCGTCCTTGGCAGCATCGTCAAGGAGTGGTGGTCAACCCGTAACCGCATCAAGGAAGCCAAGGTGCAGGCAACCGTGGACGCGATCAAGACGCGCCAGCGGACTGTCGGCTTCATGGATGACTTCCTGCTGTACCTACACGCTGGCCCGATCATCGGCGTGTTCTTTCCGCAGACCCGTCCCTACGTCCTCGATGGACTTGAGGGGCTGGAGATGCTGCCCGATTGGTACTTGGTCGTCTGGTTCACGATGGTCGCTGGAGTCTGGGGTGTGCCCAAGCTCATCGACACCGCTGTCCCCAAGATCAAGAAGAAGTTTGACGGAGGTAACGAATGAGAATGTTCAGCCCCTATTTTCGCGTGTTTCTGGCAGGCACCCTGCTGTGGTGCATCGCCGCTTTCGGCTGTGCCAAGACCTTAGCTGAGGTTCCCAACATCAGCCAGACCACGCTGATCCTCAGCAACCCTGACACTGGCCGACAGGTGGCCGGGATCGCCAACGTGATCGGCCCCGATTCGCTGCTGATCTGCTTTGCTCGATACAACGAGCTGCCCAACGTGACGTGCCTGAACGTCGTCGGTAAGGAGAAGTCTGGGGCCTCGCGCCTTGCGCCGTATCCGACTATCGTCCTGAAGGGCGAGAGGGGCTCATGAGGACAGCCTTGATCGACGCAGACATCGTCGCTTACAAGGCTGCTGCCGTCTTCGAGGACATCTCCCCGTTCGACGATGAGAACCTGACGGTGTGGACGGAGCCTGAGCAGGCCCGTGAGGAGATCGACACCGTCCTCGCCTCCTTCTTGGAGGCCACCGACGCCGACAAGCTCATCATCTGCCTGACCGATCCGGTCACCGAGTGGCGCATGGAGTACGACCCCAACTACAAGAAACACCGTGCTACCGTGCGCCGCCCGGAGATGCTCAAGGAGCTGAAGGGCTACCTCGCGGAGACCTACCCGAGCTACACCCGGGCGCGGCTCGAAGCTGACGATGTCATGGGCATCCTCTCCACTCACCCCAAGTTGGTGAAGGGCGAGAAGGTGATCGTCTCCGAGGATAAAGACCTCAGGACGATCCCCGGGCTGCTGTACAACCCTCGCCGCCCCGAGCTGGGGGTCATCGACATCTCGACCCTCGACGCCGACAGGTTCCACCTGTGGCAGGCCATCTGCGGTGACGCCACGGATGGCATCAAGGGCTGTCCCCGAGTCGGCCCGAAGAGCGTGTACGCGGAGGAGATCATCTTCGCGGATCGTGAGGAGCTGTGGGACATCGTGCTTGAGGCATACGCCTCTCGCGGTCTCACCGAGGAGGATGCGATCCATCAGGCGCGGCTGGCCCGAATCCTGAGAGACACGGACTACAACTTCAAGACCAAGAAAGTCCGTCTCTGGAACCCCACATTTCTGTACTACTGAGGAGGTAGCTATGAGATGGAACACCCCACAATACGGAGCCGTGCGATGGAAACATCGGTTTCTCTGGTTCCCGTTGACGATTGGCGACGAAACCCGCTGGCTAGAGTTTGCCGAGTGGGAGGAGCTTCTCCTACAGGACTACTGCGGTGATCTGGAATGGGTGAAGGATCGGTGGCTTGACTGATGTTCAAAGTCTTCAACTACCGCTGCCCCAAGTGCGGCGATGAGGTGGAGAAGCTGACCAAGCCTGAACACATGGACAAGCAGCGTTGCCTGAGCTGCAACACCAAGCTGTTGCGCCTCCCACCGGCAACCCGCACCCACTTCAGGTTTGCTGATACCAAGCTGAAGCGATGAAGCAGTCGCGGCTGGTCTCCTTCGTGGAGTCCGTAATCAACGTCGCGTCTGGCTTCCTCCTCGCCCTGTTCCTATGGCAGGGCGTACTCGCTCCAGCCTTCGGCATCCCCATGACCTTGGGCGAGAACATCATCATCACCACCGTCTTCACCACTGCCTCTGTCATCAGGGGCTACCTGTGGCGACGGTTCTTCAATGCCAACCTACATCGCGCACTTGCGCAACGACTGACGAGACCCCGGTAACCCCTTGGTGCCGGGGTTTTTTTTGCTAGGTGTATTCCTAAGTGAACACCCCCTGAGGAGTGTATGAATAACAAAGAGCTATATCTCCCTGTTTATGCTGAGGAATTGGTGCGTCTACTGGACGAACGATTCCCTCCCAAGTGCATCGGTAAAGGCCAGACGCCTGAGCAGGCACACCGGTATGCGGGGAAGAGAGAACTAATTGACCACCTCCTGTGGCTGCGGAAGCAGTCCGAGGAGAATGACTTAAGGAGCGAATTGAATGTGCATGGGAGCCCCTAAGGTTGAGGCACCAGAGCCTCCCAAGGAACCGGAGTACATGCGTAACCCCTACGAGCGCAACGCTGAGTCGATTGCGCGGGCTATGCGCAGCGGCCCCGGCAACATGCGGGTTCCCACTGGACTTCGACTTGGATTCAGCGGACGCAACGCCGCATCACCGACATCAGCTACGCGAGGCCCTGCGGGTAATTCCGTGATGGGTCGCTCCTCAGGCACAGGCCTAGGTGGGGCTCGCTCTGGTGTGAACTCCGGGACGGGCGGCACCAGACGTGTGCCCCGCTCAACTGTACCGAGCAACACCCAGACACGCTAACTGAGAGGACACTATGAGCTTTGCGAGAGAACGATGGGAGGAACTAGACTCCCGCCGCGACGGCATCCTAGATCGTGCCCGTCAGTGTGCGGAGTTGACCATCCCGTCACTCCTGCCGCCTGAAGGGCATGAAGAGGAGCATGACCTTCCGACTCCATACCAGAGTCTGGGGGCGCGAGGAGTCAACAACCTCGCATCCAAGCTCCTCCTGGCCCTCCTGCCTCCCGGCAACGCCTTCTTCCGTCTCGACATGGACGACAGGCTGGCCGAGGCTTTGGGCGAGAAACAAGAGCAAGTCGAGAAAGGCTTGCGGAAGTTGGAGAACCGCGTCGTCAAGAGCATCGAGGAAGGAACCCTCCGCTCGACGCTGTTCCTTGCGCTTAAGCATCTGATCGTCACCCCCGGCGCACTGGTCTACCTCCCGAAGAAGGGTGGAGCCCGGATGTTCCGCATCGATCAGTTCTGCGTACTGCGTGACGCTGACGGCACCGTCCGCGAGATCGTGGTGAAAGAACAGATTCATCCGACTTCCCTCGACGAACAAACCCGGGAAGCCTGCAAGGTCATCATCGACAAGGATGGCACGAAACAGGTGAAGCCCGTTGATGTGTTCACCCACATCAAGCTGGAAGATGGACGCCACGTTTGGAATCAGGAGATCAACGATCTCGAAGTTCCCGACTCTAAGGGCTCCGTCAAGGCTGACGAATCTCCGTGGATTGCTCTGCGCTGGCAGGGCAGTGTCGGGGATGACTACGGCAGGCCGCTGGTGGAAGAGTACCTCGGTGACCTCCGTTCGCTGGAGGGCCTGAGCAAGGCCATCGTGGCTTTCTCTGCGCTTGCGGCGAAGATCATCTTCCTCCGTAAGCCCAACTCCCAGATCAACGCTGAGGAGATGGCGAATGCGGAGAGCGGCGACATCATCTCCGGCGACATTGAAGACATCTCTGCCCTGATCCTTGAGAAGTATCCAGACTTCCAAGTGACCAAGGCGACCCTCGATGACCTGACCCTCAGGTTGAGCCATGCGTTCCTCTTGCAGAGCGGCACTGTCCGTGATGCTGAGCGTGTGACTGCCGAAGAGATCAGGGAGATGGCGCAGGAACTGGAGGACGTCCTTGGTGGCGTCTACACCGTCCTGACGCAGGAGCTTCAGCTCCCCTTGGTGAAGCGGATTCTGTCCGTGATGAAGTCCAAGGGAGAGTTCCCGAAGCTGCCCAAGGTCAAGGGACAGGACGCGATCAAGCCGATCATCGTCACTGGCTTTGATGCGCTTGGTCGAGGACACGAACTGAATCGTCTGAGACAGATGATCGGGGACATCGGTGCTGTGAAACCCGCAGCTCTTGAAATGTTCCGTGACGAATGGCTGATCGAAATGTTCGCCATCGGTCACAACGTGGACATCTCGGATGCCCTGAAGTCTGCCGAGGACATGCAGGCAGAGCAGCAACAGGCCATGGTTCAAGACGTGGCTTCCAAGGCTGCTGGCCCCGTCGCCGGTCAACTGGCGAAGGGAATGACAGAAAACTAACTGAAGGAGGAGAGCATGGCTGACGCCAAGCCGAGCCGTCCTTCTGCTGACCACCGGACAGTCCCGGCCCCCGTTGGGCCGGGAGTCCTCCGGCTCCCGCAGAAGAAAGGCACAACCGAAAAGAAGATCAACGGGCGCAAGGTTCGAGTCACCGAGTACGAGAATGGTGACAAGCGGATCACGCACCTAGACTGAGGAGAACAATGGTAGAGCGAGTAACAGTGAACGAGGGGGCATCACCGGAGAAAGACGAGGCCCAGAAGCAGCACGACGCTGCCATGGCTGAGAAGTCTGGTGATACTCGCTTCCGTGTCACGGAAAAAGACGATGGTGGTGAAACGACTCAGCGTGAGTTCGGCGGCGAACCCGAGTCCAAGCCATCTGCCGAGAAGCCCGAGTGGCTCCCCGACAAGTTCTGGGATGCCGAGAAGGGTGAGGCGCGTTACGAAGACTTGAGCAAGTCTTTCTCGGAGCTGGAGAAGCAGTTCCACGATAGCCGCCGTAACGAAGAGCCTGAAGAGAATCAGGCCGAGGACGAGAACGAGAAGGCTCCTGAAGAGCAGACCCCTGAGACCCAGAATGCGGTGCAGAAAGCCGCCGACGAATGGGCGCAGAAGGGCGAGCTGACTGACGAGACGATTGCCGAGCTGGAGAAGGCTGGCATCCCCCGTCAGATGGTGGACACCTATGTTGCTGGTGTCGAAGCCTCACAGGCACTCTTCAAGGAACAGGCGAACAAGATTACGGACGGGAAGCTCGATGATGTCCTTGAGTGGGCTGGAGAGAATCTCTCGGAGAAGGAGGCCAACTCCCTGAACCGGATGTTGGAAGACCCCGAGACCTACCAGACTGCACTCACGGGACTGTACGCCCGCTTTCAGCGTGAGGCGAACATCGAACCCGGGAACACCGTTGGTGGTACGCCTGCCAGTGAGAGTGGGGAATACTTCAAGAGCGCGGCAGAAATGACCCGCGCCATGGGCGATCCCCGCTATGCGCAGGACAGTGCGTTCCGAGCCGAAGTCGAGAAGAAGGTTTCCCGTGCGCTCAAGCGCGGAGTGAACCTCTACGCCTAAAGTCTCTCGTCGCGTTTCCTCCTCAACGCGGCAACCTCCGGGGCTCCTACGGGAGCCCCCTTTTTTCTCTAGGTCATGCGCAGGGCGCAGGAGCGGCTCCAAACCGCACCGAGCAGGGTTCGAGTCCTTGATGGCCTGTCAAACAACCACCCCTGTTGCTTCATGCGGCAGGGCGCGGGGCCTCTTCGGAGGCCTCTGCTTACCGAATACCGGGGAGCGGCCACTCCCCAACCCGGATGCTTTTGGCCGAGCGTCCGTAACCCAACTCCCAGAGGAACTGTCGGCCCTGCTACGGCGGGACAACCTTCAGAGACACGGGACAGGGTAATGCCAACAATCCAATTCAACCAATCTACAAAGGAGCAATCAGCTAATGGCTGACGCAACTGTTTCCCGCGTAGGTCAGGCTGATCTGGCTGGTGACGTTAAGGCTCTGTTCCTTAAGGTCTTCGCTGGTGAGGTTCTCACTGCGTTCGAGCGCAGCGTGATCCTGAAGCCGCTGCATCGTCAGCGTCAGATTTCCAGCGGTAAGTCCGCTCAGTTCCCCGCGACCTACAACGCCTCTACGGCGTATCACACCCCCGGTGCCGAGATCACTGGTGGTCAGATCGCTCACAACGAGGTGGTCGTCACGATTGACGATCTCCTGATCTCGCCGGTCTTCGTCGCCAACATCGACGAGGCCATGAACCACTATGACGTCCGCTCCATCTACTCGACGGAGATGGGCCGCGCTCTGGCGCAGGCCTACGACGCCAATGTGGCTCGCACTCTCATCAACTCCGCTCGCGGTGCTGCCCTGTTCACGGGTGACACTGGTGGCGAAGAGATCACCGACGCCGACGCCGACTCCAACGCTGTCTCGCTGGCTGGCTCCATCTGGGCCGCGAAGCAGGCAATGGAAGAGAAGGACGTCCCCGTCGAGACCACGGATGTCCACGCGGCTCTCAAGCCCGCTCAGTGGTATCTGCTGGCGCAGGAGCCGACCCTCATCCTGAACCGGGATGTGGACGGTGACGGCAGCTACTCGAAGGGTAGCTTCTCGATGATCGGTGGTGTCCGTGTCCACAAGTCCAACAACCTCCCGTGGGGTGTGGACGACAGCGCGAACGCTGACCTCAATTCCAAGTATCAGGTGAACATGGCGAACACCGTCGCTGCGGTCTTCACTGAAGCCGCTGCTGCGACTGTGCAGCTCATGGGCCTGAGCATGGAGTCGGAGTACGACATCCGTCGTCAGGGCACCCTGATGGTCGGTAAGTATGCCGTGGGTCACGGTACGCTGCGCACCAAGTGTGCTGCGGAGATCAAGACTGCCTAATCGGTAGTCCTGACCGACAACTCAACCCGAAAGCCGGGGGGCCTCGCCGCCCCTCGGCTTTTTTTTTGCTTCTGAGGAACGAACATGACCAACCCGATGCAGCCCATGACGAAGCTCGATGCAGTCAATCAGATGTTGGCAAGCATCGGGCAGGCTCCGCTCAACTCCCTCGATACCACGGGCATCCGTGACGCCGCTATTGCCGAGCTATCACTGGATACCGAGACCCGTGCAATCCTGAATCTGGGCTGGAGCTTCAACACCGACGAGGAGTGGGAACTCACTCCCGACGTGAACGACAACATCTTGATCCCGGCGAACACCCTGTGGGTAGACCCGTGCGATCACACCAAGAACTATGTGGTGCGCTACAACAGCGACACCCAGATGTTCTGGGACAAGGACAACAGAACCTTCACGATCACCGAACCCGTGAAGGTGAACATTATCTGGGCGCAGGACTATGAGGAGCTGCCGCAAGTGGCGCGTTCCTACATCGCTGTCCGCGCCGCCCGAATCTTCCAGAGCCAAGTGATCGGCTCTGAGGTTCTCTTCCAGTTCACCGCGCAGCACGAAGCGGAAGCCAAGGCTGCACTGGACAAGCTGGAGACCAGAACCAAGGACACCAACATGCTGCGGTCAGCGGTAGACACCAACCTGATCTTCACGCGCCGCAGGAATCCGTCGAGGTACTACTGATGGGGAACCTTGTAAGCTCCCACATCCCTTCCCTGTTCAACGGTGTCTCCCAGCAGCCCCCGACCCTGAGGGTTCCCTCTCAGTCTGAGGCTCAGGTAAACACCTACAGCACAGTGGCGAACGGGGTGCGCAAACGTCCCGGCTTCGAGAACGTCTCAAAGGTCTCGGACACCGCACTCGACGGATCGTACATCCACACCATCAACCGAGACGCTGACGAGAAGTACATCGTCGTCATCACCGATGGTGACCTCCGCGTCTTCGACATCGATGGTACTGAACAGACGGTGAACTTCCCGGCTGGGAAGGCCTACCTGAACAACAGCGACCCCGTGAGGGGTTTCTCTGTGGTCTCCATTGCGGACTACAGCTTCGTGGTCAACAAGTCCGTGACTGTTGCCGTGAAGCAGGCACCCAGCACCCAGCCCCCGGGCATCTCTTCGGGTGACCTCTTCCTGCCCTCTGGGTGGGTTGACCCGGACTCCTTACAGGCCGAGGTGCAGAGCCTTTACTTCGCCCCTCCGATTGAGCTGGCGAAGCGTGAGGGCAAGGTGCAGACCTTCGAGAAGCTCCCCACTGCTGAGGACGACAACCCACCGTCGAACGGTGATTGGTGGATCGTCTCTGGCTACGACGAGAACTCCTTTGGCACGTTCTATGTGCAGCGTGTGGGAGGAGTCTGGGAGGAGAGCTTCCTGCTGTCCTACATGGATGGCACCAACGGCTACTCCAAGACGCTCGATGAGGCGACCATGCCCCACGGCTTGGTTCGCATGCCGGATGGCACCTTCGAGTTCAAGCCGTTCGCTTGGCCCGTCCGAAAGGTGGGCGATGAGCTGAGTAATCCACCCCCGAGTTTCGTGGGACAGACCATCAGCGACATCTTCTACTACAAGAATCGGCTGGGTGTGCTGGCTGGCGAGAGCGTCGTGTTCTCCGAGGCTGGCGGCTACGGCAACTTCTGGCGCACCACCGTTACCGATCTGCTGGACTCCGATCCGGTGGACGTCGCGGTCAGCTCGACCAAGGTGTCGATCCTGCGCTATGCGGTGCCCTTCCAGAACCACCTGATGCTCTTCGCGGATCAGACGCAGTTCACCCTCAACGTGGATGAGCTGCTGACTCCGACCTCCGTGAGCATCGACGTGGTCACCGAGTACAGCATGAACAGCAGGGTACGCCCTGTGGGCATCGGGCCAGATGTCTACTTCGTTACACCTGTGGGCGACCATTCGAGAGTTAGGGAATACTTCGTGCATCGGGACAACGACCTGAGTCAGAACTCAGCTACCGATGTCACCGCTCACGTTCCCAGCTACCTCCCGAAGGA